CGTTGCTGAACAAGTGGGAGCCGCTGTTTAACAAGTGGTCGAAGCGCGCAACAAACAGGATGATCAAGCAGGTGGAACGCAATTCAGCCGCGACGCTCGGCATGTCGTTAAAAGACGTGAGCGAGGAGATGACAATCTCACGCGCCGGTCTGATGACGCCCGATATTCAAGAAATCATGAAAGCCAGCACCGAAGAGGCTGCGAATCTGATAAAGACCATTCCACAGAAATATCTGGCCGAGGTGCAAGGTCAGGTAATGCGATCAATCACATCAGGCGAAGGCCTGAAAGATTTAGTGCCGTACCTGAATACGAAATACAAGCAGAACATCCGCAAGGCTCGCAGCGTGGCGCAGGATCAAACCCGCAAAGCATACAACAATCTAAACGCAGAGCGCATGAAGAAGCTGGGAGTTAAAAAATTCATATGGATACATTCCGGAGGCGGCAAAGAGCCCCGCGAACTACATAAGCGCCTGAACGGCAAGGAATGTAGTTACGACGATCCGCCTTATATCGGCGATATGTACGGGAAGCCTGTTTACGGACTCCCCGGAGAAATGATTAACTGTCGCTGCACGCAAAAGCCCCTGATTAATTTTGAGGATTTATAACATGCCACTTGAACAAGGAAGCAGTGCGGAAGTTATTTCCCGCAATATTGCCGAATTGAGGAAGGCAGGCCATCCGCCGAATCAAGCTATATCAATAGCATACGCGGAAGCGAAAAAGAATAAAGCAAAAGATGCCGAATATTCCGAACAGATTCCAAAGGCCGCCGGTATTCTCTTCCGCGAAAAAGACACCGGACACATCCTGCTGCTAAAACGTGCTGGCGGTGATAATGCCGGAACATGGTCATATCCAGGAGGCCATATCGAAGATGGTGAAACTCCTGTACATGCCGCGATGCGCGAATTTGAAGAGGAGACAGGCGGGAAGCTGGTGCAGGAACCTAGCCTTATCGGGATGTCCGATGGCTTCGCGCTGTATGCTGCTGCCGGAGATATGTTCCAGCCTGTGCTGAACGATGAGCACATAGGATATTGCTGGATGCTTCCTGAGCAGATTGCAAACGGCGATCCTTCCCCGTTGCACCCCGGCATACAAGAGAGCATCGTCCAAACTCTGGACAAATGCATGGCCATGGACAAGCGCGAAGTGGACACAAATGGCTGGCCGGAAATCAAGAGCAATCCGCTGTCAAAGGTTGGCATATTTGAATATGCTGGACGTTCGCTGCCGAATGCTCCAGACCCTAACCGCATGTATCGCGTGTATCGGCCCGCCGAAGAGTTGGGGAGCCCTGAAACAATCGAATCATTCAAGCTATTGCCGTGGATTGATAACCATATCATGCTGGGTTCGGAAGAAAACGGTATGACTCCGGCAGAGCAAAAAGGCATTCAGGGTGTGGTGGGCGAAGATGTTTATTTTGCCGATGACACCCTATACGGCAACATAAAAGTATTTTCCGAAGCGATGAAAGAACTCATCGACTCCGGTAAAAAAGAATTGTCCTGCGGTTATCGCTGCAAATATGACTGGACTCCCGGAGTATTTAATGGGGAGGACTATGATTTAGTGCAGCGCGATATTCGCGGCAATCACCTCGCTCTGGTCAATCAAGGCCGGATGGGGCCAGATGTGGCGGTACTCGACCACTTTACTTTCACTGTAGACACAAAGGAAATCATCATGGCAAACGAAAATGAAGGCAGCGAAGCCAAAGTGGAAATGACGCTTGAACAGGTCATTGGCGCTTTGGAAAAACTGGCCCCGCAAGTCCAGCAACTCATGGAATTCATGGGCAAGCTGAAGCCGCTGGAACAGGCCGAACATGGCCCAGAACTGACCGGCGAGAAAGAAATCACCCCTGAACCAGTTCCCGAAGAGGATGGTGAGGAGAAGAAAGATGAAGAGACAAAGGCTGCTGTCATGGATGCCAAGCAGGTTATGGTCGAAATCGGCAAGCGCGACCGCCTGTATGAGCGGCTATCCGCGCATGTTGGCGCATTCGATTGTGCTGAAATGACTGTGCAAGATATGGCAGTTTATGGTCTCGATAAACTCGAGCTTGCAGCTCCCAAGGGTCACGAGGTCACATTCCTGGACGCTTACTTGCAAGGCAAGGGCGCTCCGGCAAAAGCTCACGCAGTCGCGCAAGATGCAAAGAGCACTGGTTCAAACAAGTTCGTTGCGCGTCTTTCGGAGGGTAAATAAATGACTCTGCAATCTACAGTAAATATTGAAAACGCCTTTGGCGTGCCGGGGGAGATCATTTTTGATGGCCCTCAGCGCGTTGAATCGGTAATCATCAACTCAAGCGCCACTGCGCAGGTTAACAAGATCGGCTATGCCGCGATCCGAAATGCGGCTACTGGCGTGTGCAGCATTGGCGGTGTCACATCGCGTGGTGCATGTTCGGTGACAGCATCTATTTCCGGCACGACCATGACAGTCACCGCTGTTGGTTCCGGAATGCCTTCTGTTGGTCAAACACTGAGCGGCTCCGGCGTAACTGCCAGCACAAAGATCACCGGCTATATCTCGGTTAACAACGATGGCACCGGCACTTACACCGTTGACACTTCCCAGACTGCGGCATCCACCACAATCACAGGCGCAAGCGGTGCAATTACCACTTTCGGCGGTATTCTGGCAAATCCGAAGCAGTATGCAAGCTACGGCACTTCATCCGGCACGCTGACTCCGACCCTGAATATCGATGATAATTCTCAAGTGGATATTCTGGAGATGGGCATCATCGTCGTGGCGAGTGCTACCGCATGCAGCATTGGCGACGCGCTAGTATATGACATCATTACCGGCGAAATCTCGACCATCGTACCAGGCGCAACTCCTGGAGCGAACAAGCGCGCGGTGCCAAATGGCGTGGTATTCCGTTATAACTCCGGCGCGGCTGGCTTGATTGCAGCCAAGCTGACAAACTAAGCGAGGTACATAAATGAAATCAATTGAACGTAGTAATATTGGCCCGCGTAATGTCGGCGTTCTGCCCTTCACGGCGGAAGACTGTGTAGATTACCTGCAACTGTCTGACCTCGGCATTCATTTCAGCCGCACCCAAATCCGCGACATGGTTGAGGCAATGGATGCGTTTGGGATGGATGACCAGCAAGGCGGCATCACCACATCATCTATCGCAACGCCTGTGCAATTCCTGCAAAACTGGTTGCCCGGCTTTATCCGTGTTATCACTGCGGCTCGCAAGATTGATGAGCTGGTCGGTATCACCACTTCCGGAAGCTGGGAAGATGAAGAGATCGTCCAAGGCGTAATGGAGTACACAGGAAATGCGGTGCCTTACGGCGATTATGCCAACGTGCCTCTGTCAAGCTGGAATACCAATTTCGAGCGCCGTACTGTGATGCGTTTTGAAAAGGGTATCAAGGTTGGATTGCTGGAAGAAGCACGCTCCGCCCGCATTCGCGTAAGCACTGCGGCTGAGAAGCGTGGTGCTGCTGCGCTGGCTTTGGAAATCGAACGCAATAAGGTTGGTTTCTATGGCTACAATTCCGGAGCTAATCGCACCTACGGCTTCCTGAATGATCCGAATCTGCCAGCATATACAACTGCGGCTGCAACTGGTTCTGGTTCCTCTACTCTGTGGAGCACGAAGACATTCCTGAATATCACTGCTGATATTCGCACCGCAATGGCTACTTTGCAAACTCAATCGCAGGATACGATCAACCCTGAAGACACGGAAATTACTTTGGCCGTGGCGACTGCTGTTTATCAGTATCTGTCCGTCACCTCTGATTTTGGAATCTCGGTGCGTGATTGGCTGGCGAAGACGTACCCTAAATGCCGTGTTGTATCGGCTCCTCAGTTGACTTCTGCTAACGGTGGCGCGAACGTGTTTTATCTGTACGCCGAAAAGGTTGACGACGGAGCAACAGATGACAGCCGCGTATTCGCTCAGGTTATACCGGCGAAGTTCCAAGCGCTGGGCGTTGAGAAACAATCCAAAGCGTATATCGAGGACTATATCAATGCAACTGCTGGCGTGTTCCTTAAACGTCCATATGCTGTTGTCCGTGTAAGCGGTGTGTAATAAACCCCAGGCGGCGAAAGCCGCTTGCAATTAAGTAAAGGAATCAGAAATGGCAAAAGCCTATGTATTTTCGACGCTCGCATCAGATATGAACTACACATTGTATGTCAATGGTGGCGGTGACATGCCCGTTAAGGAGCGTGCCATTTTCATCAAGGGCGGTACCGGCGTAGCCAATGATCGGCTGATCACTCCGCAAGGCGTGATGACTGAAATAGAGGAAGAAGATATTCCGGTGCTGCAAAGCAACCAAGTATTTCAACTCCACGAGAAAAACGGCTTTGTGAAAATCGAAAAGCGCAGCGCAGACCCAGAGAAAGTCGCATCCGATATGAATAGGAAAGACAACTCCGCGCCATTGACTGATGCTGATTACAACGAAGATGACCCTGCCAGCACTATAAAGGTGGCAACAAAGGGCCGTCGAAATGGCTGATCACGCTTTTAACGTGGCAGCTTTCCGGGCGCAATTCCCGGAATTCGCCAACTCCACAACCTACCCAGATGCAACGCTGGAAGGTTACTGGACGATGGCGACCAATTACATCAGCCCCGGCGATTCTCTGTACGGGCTGGCTGGGTCGAATCTTGATCTGGCATTAAATTTGATGACTGCGCATCTTGCGCGGTCGTTTATGATGCTGAACGCGGGTCAAACTACTGCTGTGGTTACAGGGTCTTCAGAAGGTAGCGTGTCGGTATCTCTTACCCCCCCGCCGGTAAAGAATGCGTGGCAATGGTGGCTTGCAACAACCCCCTACGGCATGCAGCTTCGTGCGCTGCTTCAGGCATTGGCAATGAAGCTACCGTATGTCGGCGGCAGCCTTGAGCGCGCATCCTTCCGAAAGGCAGGCGGTGTCTTCTAAGATCGTATCCGAAAAGCTGGCTGCCATCCTGGAGCGCATACCTGCGGAACTGGAAGGCAAGACGGTACAGGTCGGATACTTTGAGGGCGTGGCCTACGAAGAAGATATGCCAGTTGCAAGTGTCGCCGCAATTCATGAATTCGGCGCGCCGGCGGCAAATATTCCGCCACGTCCAACGATGGGGCCAGTCATGCGCAACCAGAAAAGCCATTATGTTGCACAACTTGCTGTATCCGCAAAGGCAGTATTGCATGGCAAGATCGGCGGCAATGAAGCGCTGGACATGATCGGCGGCGAGGTGGCGGGTGATATTCGGCAAGAAATATCAAATTTGGATTCGCCTGCATTAAGCCCGATTACTGTGATGCTTCGCGGAATGAAATCAAATGATGCAAATTTGAAAATAACAGGAAAAACAGTAGGGGCAGCAGCGAAGAGGGTCGATGAAGGTAAAACTAACTATGGCGCATCAAATAAGCCGCTGGTGGATACCGGCATAATGCTGGATTCAGTAACTCACTTGGTGAAATAATGATCAATGTTCGAGCATTGGCCAATAGCATCACGCCAAACGTCAACCCAAATATATCTATAGAGTGGGTTCAATCTTCAGGGTACACAACCGGATCGGACGGGAAGCGCACTCCAACGACAACATCCAGCACGATACAAGCGCAAGTGCAGGGCATTTCCGCAGGAGACCTTAAACATATGGATGCGCTGAATATCGAAGGTGTGGCGCGATCTGTGCATATGGTTGGGAATGTTCAGGGCGTGGTGCGTGCCGATCAGAAAGGCGGAGACATTTTGCAATTCCCAGAAATGCCGGGCGGAACAGTGCGCAATTGGCGCGTAGTTTCCGTGATGGAAACATGGCCGACATATTCCAGAGTACTTGCAATCCTGCAAAATCCTTGAGGTTATTATGCGTAAACTGATATTTGCAGTATTGATGTTGCTTTCCTGCACCAGCAGCGCATTCGATATTTATAACGGCACGAACTCTGCCGGCAAGGATCAGTGGTCAACGTCATCGGTCATTGTAAATGGTGCAGACGGCAAGCCGATGCTTCAGCAGGATATGATCAACAACGCGAACAGCTCGCAAGTTACGCGACATTTTGGATATGTATTTGGGCGTAATCCTGCGGTGCAAAATGTGCGCTGCGATCTATGGAGCGGGCCGACGTGTAAATATGTATTCCCGACAATAGCTATGCAAATGGCTGTTGTGTCTTCGAGCGTGAACGATTCAGCAGCTGGTACTGGGTGCCGAACAGTGTATGTTCATTATCTGGATGATGCATATGCAGTTCAGACCATTATAGTCACGCTAAACGGCACGACTCCTGTTAATACCTTGCCTGTTAATATTCTGAGAATAAACGCATTTCATTGCGGTTCTAACGGATCAACCGGAGCAGCGGCGGGTAATATCAGCATAACATCTGTCGGCGGCGCGACAACTTATGGATATATTGTGTCCGGAGAAAA